ATAGGAAATTTATTATCAGACGAGCCATTATCTAAGACTTTAATATTATCTGCAACTGTGTTATTATCTTCATCAGTCCAGGCAATTGTTGATGTGGCTGCATCTACCCTTACTCTTATTTTGGCTGCATATTCAACATCCATAGAGCCAGAGTTAAAATTAACGTAACCGTAAGGCCCTGGGCCACTAGCATCAGGAGTAGCCTCTCCAAATCTAGACTTATTATCAAGAATTGTAAAGTCATAAACACCTGGAACATATTCCGCAATAGGAGTAGAAGCACTGCTAAGTTTAATATCATTAAACACTACAGCTCCGGAATCTGACTTGTTAATCTTAAGCTTCATTACTCCTACATTTTCATTTGTAGCATCAGAACTAGAAGGGTTTTCTATTATCATTAAGTAATCTTTATCTGTCTCAAATAATGTTTTATTAGAAGCTGAGATAAAATGGTCTATAGATAAGATAGGGCCTTTTCCTTCAATAGATAGGTTAAGTATACCCCCTTTAGCTTCATTATTAGAGTCAATAGCGAATTTATATAATCCTGCATTAAACCTTCCTAGACCTGTTAACTCTGGTGTAGTAGGGTTAAAATTAACTGAGGTTAATTCACCATATCCGGTGAAGTTACCTATTCTATTCTGGATACATACTACAGAACATCGTTCTATATCAACAGAAGGTGAGACATAATCTGAATTAGATGTTAGTTGTCCCATAACCTCAAACGATTTATTTGGTAAGTTATCGTGTACATCAACATTATGTAATTGATTCTCTCTAGAGGTTATAACTTGCGGAAAAGGTTCATGTATGTTAGTATTCGGAACATAGGCCTTATAGTTAGTTGATTTTCTATATACCGTTGTATTGTTAGCTCCAATAGTCCCGAGGTTAGTAGTTTTAACCCCCCAAGTTATATTAGTAGTTGGTAGGTTTACTATAGCCGCATGATGATACCACGTGGAGAATGCATAATTTTCAGAAGCTTCAATTGTTTTTCCTCCACCAATCCCAAATTGAGTTCGACCATCACTATTATTTTCATCAATTCCAAGTCTAACAGAATATGCGTCTTGTGTTACATCAAATACAGGGAAAACTCCAGCACCAGTTGGTGAGACTAAGTTTGATCCATCATAGTAAGGGTGTTCAGAAATAGCATTAATTTTATTGGCATCAATACCATATAAATTAGCTGTCTCCGGAGATTCAGTAGGATGATTACGCTCTATACCAGAAAATGAAACATAAGATTGTCTAGAAGAACTTTCAACAAAACCATGATTTTTATGATATACTTTTAACTCATTAGTTTCAGTAGTTGTGAACGGATGATTTCTTAATCTTTTTAATGGTAATTCTTTATTAACTAAAACTAGGTTTCCTGGTCGTGAAATATCATATTTTGCACGATGTATAGCGAATTTAAGATCTGCGTTATGGTCAGGAGACCATGTCGAACCGTTCTGTGATTTAAATAATACACCCGCAAATACATTTTTAGAAATAGCAGCATCAGTAACTACATCTATTTCCTGTGTACGCGCCATCCAGACTTCATAATCGATAGTATCAGCAAAAATAACAAATGCGTATGATTTACCAGACCCTAGATAGACAGGTGATTCAAATTCAAATTTAGTAGCAGCCTGACCTAGGTTAGAATCTACATTAATATCAGACGGATATAATGTTACGGTTGAGTGTGGGACAATAATAGCAGATGGAAGACCTACTATAACTTCTCTAATCTGAAGAACTACTGGTATAGTTTCTGATATTTTAGCAAAATATAAGTCTATAGATGTAATAAAAGCCCCTTGTGGTTGCTTATCAATATCTATTAGGAATGATTGAGCTAAAGGATCCCACCATCTAGTAGAGTTTGTTCTAGAAGTATTATATATTGTTCTTTCATCAAATACCTGTGTCTGTGATAACATAGGAAGTTTAGTAGCTATTGTCAAATTTTCCTTTGTTTCTAGTAATCCTTTTGCGTGATATTGTGTTTGTGCAAAAGTAGTTTCTTCATCTCTATTTACAGAAATAGGTGAATCCGATAATCTGAAAGTACGAGTACCGGTTTTAAACCTTAAACCATCATCATTAGGAAACCAAAAAGACCCTGTTAATCTACCGGCAGCATCTGTTTTTAATTCTGTATTAGGATACATATTTGACATATTATCATATGTTGGTGCGTCATTTAATCCGTACAATTTCCATGCAATAGTTTCTAAAGAGTTCGCATCATATCTATATGGGTGTGTACCTTTTCCAGTAACTGAGTCCTGCTTATCTGGATAAAACATTGGCGACAGTCTCTCAGTATCAAATGGATGTGCGCCATAATTTTCAACCATTTGATTAAAAATCTCATCATCTGAAGATGAATAATCCACAAATACATTATCTCGAATAGCATATTCCGATATGTTAACATTATCAATAAAAGGATATATTATAGTATTGGGTTTAAGCCTCTCTGCAGAGAATGATACTCTTCTACCCCTTATAAACGGAGCAAACCCTATTTCTATTACTCGCTCACCTAGCTCTGTATAATTAACAAAAGGGTTATTAACAGTTAAAATACCATCTCTTGCTTGATCTTCAGTAGTGTTTGTTTCAGTAGTAGTTGTTTGCCAATTACGTCCTGATGCAGATACCCATGAAGTCGATTCGGAACCAAAGAAAGTTGTCTCCCATTCATTCCAGTCAGTACCAAGAGCATCTGTCGCATCTATAATAGACATCATGGCGTCATATATACCTGTCTGATTAACTATTAATTCAGGTACATGAGTTGTATCTTTCCAGTCATCTTGAGATGGTGAAAGTTTAACAGAACCTGTCCATGTAAATACATCGTAAGGGTTTATGTTAATAGTCGATGAGGCTTTCCCTTGTGAGAACAATTCTACAGGAGACCATGGAAGTGTAATAAGATCCCCTGTTTTCTGAACATGACTTGATACAGCAGGGTTGATTTCAGAAGTTGGTGGGACGTACTGTAACCCTATAGAATTCTCATGAAAGATAGGTCTTATTGTACGTCTTTTACGGTCAATCGCACATCTATATTCAGGTGATAGTGTATTACCTATTGAATGGTTTTTAAATGAATCAACAACAAATCCTGCTTTAGATCTTAAAAATCCCTCAGAATCTACTACTATTTTATTCGAAGCTTCCGATTCTAGGAGAGATAGGGAAGTATAATATTCTAAATTATCTACTCTTTTTTGTATTTTACCAATGTCCCGCATTGTATAGCGTTTGTTGTCAATCATTTCATATTGAATTTCGGACGGAGTAAAAGTATATGCCTGAAGATGTAAATTATATAGAACCATTGAATTAGATGGAGTCTCAGGTAATGTAGGTGTTAGGGAAGAAACACCTTTAATACATCTAAAATCACCTTTAGCATCAACTACTATAATATCCTTTCTTGGGAGATAATACTCAAGATCAGTTTGGAATTTAGAATTAGGGTGAGGACATGTACCTACGTTACTTTCAATATCTTTAGATTGTCTAAAATCTATAGAGGATCTTAATTCTATTAATTTACCCTGATTATCCGAATTAAATACAGGAATATCATCATACATTTCTGGAGGGTACGAATCTATAGAAAAGAAATCACCAGGGTAGTGATGAAAATATTTATAAGAACAGAATATATCATTTGAAGGTATATAATCTGAATCAGACCTTAAACGAAGTTTAGAATTGTCATAATAATTATCAGTCATCCCAGTATCTAGTATATAATGCTCTGTGATATCTTTAAATTGTTCCGGATTGTTTTGTATATAAATTGCGGTGCCGGTTTCGCCTAAATCACCGTCACCGATATATTCTTTAACAAAATTAATTTTAAATACGTCGTTTTTAGCTAGTGTAATAACATCATAATGGTGTGCAGAATTATATGCAGTACTGTCAGCAGTAACGTACTGGTCATAAACCCATCTTTCAGATTCAATATCACGTACTTCCTTAGTTCTATGTATAGCTGTGGAGTCTACAGGTGCAGTTAATCTATATTTTCCACCTCCAACAACTCCAGACCATGATGATAAATCAATTGCAATTGATGTCATATCCCCACTAACAGCTGCTCCTACCATAGCTGACGTAAGTGGTATAATTGTAGTGCCTGCAGACTGGATGAACTTTTCAAGAATCCAATCAGATTGGTTAAATGCACCGAAAGATTCAGTTTCCGTATTATTAACAGTAGCATTAATAAAGTTACCATTTCCATGCTTAGGAGAAAACATTTTAATAGTTCTGAATCTGTAATTATAATCTGCCTCTTCAGTTGTATTTAATTTAGCTATAGAGCATGTTTTAACACGATCATAAGGTAGTTTATATACAAGTGAATTTTTATCAGTTTCCTTTATAACGGCAGGGGTTGATACCAATTTTACATCAAATGTGTGATTATTCGATGAGTATAACAATGAAGCTACAGAAGAAAAATTTTGAAATTCATTAAGAAATACATCAAATAGATATACTTTATAAATATCCAAAGATGTATCACGGATAATAACACCCTGGTCGTCATGAGTATATCCAGGTGAAACACGAGTTACAGATCTAATTCTAGTATACCCTATAGTTGAGTTATCAAAGTTCTTTAAGTCGACTCTAGCAAAAGTATCTATAGGTGGTACTATACCAGAAGAAAGAAGACTAGAAAAATCTCTAGGTGATACAAGTATATAATTACCTACACCTATAGATACTGTAACGGACTCTTTTGCATCTGTATCCTCAGCTCTTCTCGCCTTTTCAATAGGAACACTTATAGAGGATAATGTTTCAATTTCGTATCCCTGTACATATGCCTTTGATGGCTCTAGCTGGGCTTGAAATAAATCTACATTGTCTCTATCTTCTGTTATATCAATATGAAAGGGTCTTACTGTATAGTTACCCGACTCGTCAAACGTTCTTCGAGCAAATTCATCTTCTATAATATTATAATCAGTTCTCTTAACTTTCCATTTAACAGCGGATTCATCTACCCTACAAAGCAAAAGGAAATCGTCATCAGTCCCTTCAATATCTGTATTAATATCAAGAGCAATAAGTTCTGTTTTTATTTCATATCGGTGTGCCCCAGGTGCCGCAAAGTTAGGTGATCCTGTAGCATTATCACTTAATGTAGGATCTTCTGCAGAAGATATAACAGATTCTTTAATTCTAAATCCAATATCTGCAGATGCCGAAGTTGAGAAAGGAGCAACTATAAGTGTTGAATTTTGAACCTGTACAAAGTTACCTTTTATAAAATAAACACCTTTTTCAACAAATGCTAGGGACGCTTTACCAATAGCAGATTGTTTTAATTCAGACGGAATCTTTAGTACAGCCTGATGAAATTGAAGTGTCAGACTAGTTGGAGACGGGTTACTATTACTATTACTACCATAAACTGAAGGCATTTTATCAATAACTTTAAGCTCATCAGACGGCCTAAATTTATTAACATTAACATTAACTCCAGTATCTACAGTTTTCTCTGCAGAGGCTGCATAATATTGAATGTATAGTACAGCCGGAGCAGTACCTATAGCAGGTACTACTTTTAAAATTTTAGCTGATAATGTAGGTTCTGGGAGAGTTATATTTCCGGTCAAGTCAAGGTCGATAGCACGGACTAAGTACTTTCCTTTAAGGCCAGTAGAATCTGAGTCATCCAGATTTGACATTATATAATTTATATCTGCATTAACGTCCGGAATAGACCCCATCTCAACTTTAATATAGTCTATATCATTAGAGAATGATACATCACCGGGTATTACTAAGGACCCTTCTACAAATAAATGATGTCCAAGATTAGTGATTTGGTTTTGAAGAACAGATTGGAGCTGTGTTAATTCCCGTGCCTGAACTGCATATGATGGTCTGAATAGTAATTTATGATATTTATCTTTTGGGGATAAACCGTCGGATCCGTCAAATTCAGAAACTGATTCAAAATCATCGAAATAGGGTGGTACATTAAAATTGATTGACATTCTTTAATCCTTAATTTTTTATAGTTCTATTACTATTTTAATTCTTTCTGTCTGTTCATTAGTACGAGTAACTTTATGTCTATTTTCTAGAAAAATAACATCACCAGAATCTGTTATTACCTCCGAATCAGCTATAGATGATAAAACGGGTACCGCTGATACTAATGTTTGTTCCCCGTAACCACCTTCTTGAAGAACAGATCTGGTATACCAACTCACTGACTCAGTTGCACTTTCGGGCCTGAATGGTTGCAATCCTAAATCGTCAGTTTGATGATAAGAAATATAATATGTAGCAGCAGTTACGTCTGATATAACTTCATCTACATAACCTACTGCCTGATTAACTATAGCACCACCTGATGTAGTGGTTATTGTTTGTTTTATCTGCATACCTGCAACTATTGAGGCTGGGATGCTAGAACCAAATATCATTTGTTTAGAAATGCGCAAAGTGTCTGCATGATTACTAGTATTTAATGCAACATCTTTTATAATACCCAATTGTCTAAAAGAACCCTGATCTGGCAATTTATCAGAAGCATCAATACCCTGAAGACTTCTATATATTCCTACATAATGAGCTCTTAACTCATTACGAGGGTCCGCTCCAAAACCACCAACTGGTCCTTTAATAGCAATAGCATCAAATTGTTGTTCATACACCGAAGACTCGCCAGCATGAGTGGTTTTCAGGAAAACTGCTGGTTCTTTAAAATTGGTGTCGATTAGTTTAAATATGCTTGTACCACCAGCCACTAAAGATGATGGTATTTGGATGTCTGTTATTTTATTAGTGCCTTCCGAGTTAGTTACATGTGTAATGAACTCCTTGTCTATTAATAAATCCTTCTCAGGATTTATTATATTTTGAGCAGTAGAGGAACTTTCTGCAAGGTCCTTAATTATAATCGGTGGGTAGTCAGAAGGAGCTTCATTCCAAACAGTTGCATCAACTGGTAGTCCTAGACCATTGATTTTAATATTAAATAGCGCATTTGGAAAAGCTTGTGCTGCTGTAGCAACTACAAGTTGATTCCATGCATCATCACTCTGATTGTACGCCACTCTAGCATCTTCTTCCCCTAATAATCGATCAGATATTGCATTAGCATAAGTGAAAAAATTGACCGGGCTACTGCCAGGTATTTGCGTGGCATCAGACCACTGTAACTCCGTAGTAAGATTACCACTTGATGAATCCTCATGGTAATACCCTGCCGTATAAGGAACAGGAAAGAATTCTGCAGTCATAAATTTTTCAAACAAATCAGTAGATATAGTGTATAAATACTGCCAAATGTAACCATCCTCTAGTTTATAAGCACCGACAGCACCTCCTATAGAAGATTCAGGATTATAGCTGGAACTTACGTTACTAATAGGAGCTTTTAAGCAAATATATACTTGATTTGTTTCGGTTACTACATAGTAACTACCAAGACTTTGAGCTTCAAAATTTATATCATAGGGGTCATAAGCTCTATACATCATACCTGACTGCCACTGAACTAGAGGAGCCATTAATATTGCACCACATGATGATGTACCTCCTACAGACTCCGATATACTAACCATAGTATGAGCATTCTGGTATAAATCTGTAATAGAGTACTGATGATTATCATATGGAGGTTCGGGTTGTTCGGAACTTTCCGCATTTAAAGGCCATGGATTAGACCGACCTAGGGTTAGGTAATAATTATTTGTGCGAATATCTCTTAATACTTTCTTCGCTACATCTAATCTAAATTGACTTGTTATAATTGCCGGCATTTGTTTTGACCTTTTAAAAAATTTATAATTAACTTGTTGTTGTATTTAATATATTTATATAGTTTATTATCATACGGTATCCCATGATGTCATATCAGCACCTAATTCAATATCGCTACCTATAAGTTCAGTAACAAGGTTCCCGTCAGCATTATAATGTAGATTAGGATTTAAAGTAATTCGAATATTAAAAGAATTGCCTGTAGTATCCAAATGATCAGCAGCTGCTTTGTAGACGTTATTTTTACCATACAACCATCCGTCAAAGTTTCTGGTGGTTCCTAGCATATCAACATTTGGTTGATATTCGGAACCGACCAGACCATGATAGTATGCGCCCACATTATGTCTATTAGTTGTATACTCAATGCCTTCATCATAATCCGTTGATAATACAGTCCGATTCTCGAGTAAGTATGCTGTTTCATAAGCGAGATATATACAGTTATCGTCAGGGTTGTAATACCAATCCCATTGTCTATCCTCTAGCGAAACATTAGGTTCAGTAATATGCCGCTCATCAAAGGTTCCTGCCCAGTCAATAGGGACCTCTGTTAATTCAGTAGTTACTGTAGGAATACTACTGTCCGCATAAATAAGATCAAAATATACTTTAACTTCTTGAGCTCTACCATCTGCAGCTTCAGGTCCATTTCCGGCACTCCAATTAAGATGTCCTACAGATAATACATCTCCAAATGCATCAGCTTGTTGTGTAATAATGTTATGATGAACTTCATCTGGTAAGCTAAACTGAAAAACATAGTTTTTATATTCAACCGCATTGGTACCTGCAGGCTCTAAACTTTCATTGAATGCAGTTGAGTGAGAAAGGTTGTTATACGGTGGCCATGTTCCAGCTAGGAACATTCCATCAGAGCTACCCATCCGCTCCGTTGCCGGTCCACCATTATAACTAAAAGTTAATGCCACTCCAGTTTCAGTTCGGTAAGCCATTATTGAATATCCAAAACTATCAATTGGGTTTTGTTGAAAGTAAGTACCAGGATTGAATAAAGATGTAAATGTATAGGTATTAGTATGAAAACTATCATGTCTAGGTGATTGTATCACCTCAGAATCTATATTAGCACCAAACTTTTTAGATGTTATAGACTCAATTACAATATCTTTCCATACATACATTCCCGATTTATACTGAAATTTACGTCTCTCAAAATATTCACCCATACCAAATACAGTATCGGGTGTATGTGACTGTGGTTTAAGATCAACAAGGAGTGAAGAATGGTATGTTCTTAAACGAGCCGATGGGGTGATATTAATTACATCATATCTACCAAGCATACCCCTACTAGCAAGTTCCTGTTGGTTAAGCCCTCCTGATTCGCTGTAAAGAAGTTCGTAGTTTGCTTGATTATTATCATCTAGAGTATTTGTTAGAGTATTAATAATCTCTAAATTCCATTGACTTTTAAGACTTTCCCATTTCTCGTCGGTATATGCTTCGGAAATAAGTTCTGAAAGTGCTTGTGGTGCATCAGAGTCAGTGGGTACATATTGACCACTGAATTTTGAAGTGGGTGAGAATTCCTCTGTCTCTACAGGTATAGGGGCTATACCAATTATCATTCGGCTTAGCACCTGCAGAATGGTAGGAATGTCTAATTTAGACCAGACTCCGGTTGTAGGAATCAATGGATCACCGCTGTAAACCCAGTGACCGTTTTCATACTTTACTTTAACTCGGTCAAGGTTTGGTTCCTTTAAGTTGGGTATATATGCTTCCCATCTATAAACTGGGCTAGTAGTATAGTCGCTATTGTAACGGGTAGACACTTCCTCCCCAAAAAACCAGTTATACAATTCAGGTATGTTCGTATACTGGTTTGTTAGTTTGTTGTCTTTTAAGTCGCTAAGAATTGAAGCATACAATACATTTGTTGGTCCTAGGTTCTTTTTCCTATTTCCATCAATTATTATAGTTAAGTTATCTATACTAACTACTGACGGTAATTGCTCTAATTTCACCATATGTGATTCCACGGATGAATATTTACCGAGTGTAAACCTTAGCGATACAAGCAGTCTGAGTAGACTTAGGAAATTTTTCGTAAATGCTTCAAATGGAATATTTCTTTTTGTAATTTTTGTAGTGGTATGTTCAGACAATTTACCTTTAACAAATGAATTTGATCCTACATGATTAAAACGCCATAAAGACTGAAAATCAACATTTTTCATTTCAAAATCAGATATGTATATTTCAAGATTTGTATTATTAGTATCTAACTGAGTCTCTAAATCAGTCTGAAAATCATTTTCGCCGTTCTCTACCTCAATAAGTTTATCAAGAAAGGCTATCTTCAAAGTAATATTACTAAGGGCATCTGTATACCCAGCTGGGTTTTTAATATTATTAAAATAGGAAGATAAGTTGTCTTTTGTTAGTACTAGCTCATCCTTTATTGATTGTAAATTGGTCGGTGTGTATGATTTTAAGGATTCTATTATTTCAGATATCTGCTGAATTTCAAATTCTAAATGTTGTATTTCAGTTAAAAGTAACTTACCATCATTTATAATCTTTTCAAATTTTGTTAAATTATCATCATAAAGACCATTTTTTCTATATGTAGGAATATCAAGTTTAATTCCTTGATTAACTCCTTGATCATACTGATCACTTGTAACTTCAGAATTAGTATTATTTCGATCATTTTCTGTAGGTATTCTTAAGGATCCAGGAACAATTGCCTCATCAACCCATGTTCTATGATTAGTTTCTGTATCTCTTATAAGAGTTTTATGTGAGTGAGTTACATTACCTAAATTCTTCTCATATAGGAATATAAAATTAAGTAGATCTAGCTCTCTATATTCAGACTGAGTGATCAATCTGGATGATGAGGTAGTAATTTTTTTAAACTTTAAGTTCAGTAAAGTAAAATTAGATAAATCAGGATCATGAAAGACATCTACAGAAGGTACATTAATTCTTATAAGTGGGAATTCTCTTTGCAATCCATCTATTAAGTGGTACTTAAACTCAAGCCCTGAACCAGGATTCTTAGCTAAAAAGGAATAGAGTGGATGTCCAAGAAGGGGGCGACCATCACGGTGTATAAAATCAGTACTAACAAAGTCTGACCGGGTTTCCTCGGAGTAATTAGCAAAATCTTTAAGTTCTAGGGATCTTACATCTTTAGGTCCGTAAAGCCATTGAAATACATTATTAAAAGGACCTTCACCTGTAAAAAATATAGCTATTAAAACTTCACCAAAATGTTTAAATCCAGCAGGATGTATTAACCTATTGTACGAAGATGCCCATGTCTCAAAATCAACACCTGTACGAAGAACATAAGAGAACTTTTGCCAGTAATAAGAATCTTGGATAAACTTTTTATTATTTAAATAACCGGAATTTGATAGAGGATTGCCCTTAGGTATACAATGAATAGAATCAGTAGTTCTTAGTATATCATCTTTAAAGCTAATAAAAGGTTGTATTTCAGATGATGTACGAGAAACTGTTCTTGACTGTACAGAATAGTTAGACCTATCTAATTTATAGAATGTAGATTTGGGAAGAACTATAAGATTATCTTCTGTATAAGTGACTACAGAAGAATCGGAAAATTTAACTATTCTAGAGACTCCTTCTGATGACCCAACATTAGATACTACATCTCTTTTAAAATTAGAATTTAAGACAATACCAATCTGACCATAATTAACATCTTTAGCACCGGGTCTAATATAAGTTTTAACAAAATAGGTTAATAGGTTTTCTCTAGCATCTTTATATTCTTGGGTTCTAGTGGCTAATTGATCTACAGTTTCATCTTCGAGAGCCTGAATATTTTCAATATCTTCAAGAGACGGTATTCTAAGTGATCCTTCAATTAAAGTACCTGGTAAAGTTACATTAGTTGGTGTAACTAAAGTTATATAAGAAGACTGATGCCATACAGTTATAGCATCCGGAAGACTACCAAAAAGATTTAAAGTTTTTGATCTTTCATTTTCATTAGATGCTTTAAGACGTCGGAAAACTTGAGTATTATCATATTCCTGGTTACGATTTAAAGACCAATTACCATCAGACACATTAAGTATGTCGTCAGAGGGGTAATAAACTTCTACATTATCATTAAAAAGAATGTGGAAAAAATTCTTAATAGAATCTTTAGTACCTCGGGATATATAGATATCATTTAAATGTTTGTATAGAAGTCTAGGATTAGCAGTGTATTTTCGTGGAATAGGTACGGCCAATTCTTTTTGAAGTCTATCTATAAAATGAGAATCAGTAGCATCAATATCTCTATGGTTTGATACAGTATTCAGATAATAAAGAGACTGATTCTCCCTTTCTAAAAATTCTATAAATTTTTCGACAAATACATTAATCTCTTTATTATCATATTGGATATGATCAGGTAATAAAGAAGATATCTGAGAAGATACATTAAACCTTTTATGATTTAGTGACATGTTCTATGTTCCTTTAGCTGCAGTTATATAATCTATACCTGCATTAGTTGTACCTGTTAACATTGAATCTATTTCACCATTTACTATAATATCAGCTGATAGAATTGTTAATAATTCATTTCTATTAGGAGCAAGATCGTATGAATTAGGAATCCCTGTTATTTCAAAATATTTCTTATCTCTGTCCATCATAGCGAGAGGATTAAAATCTTCAAGAGTTACAAGACCCCGTGAAGCATCTACTAAACCAATTTGTCGAAGCTTATTAGAATCAACAAGTGACATTATATATACTATTCTTTTCCCATCAGCTCTAAGAATATCTTTAAAGATACACTCTAGACCAGAAAATATAAAGGAGTTAGAGTAAACAATAGTTTCTTGATTAGAATTTAAAAGAGCTGCAGGAAATTGTATTATGTATTTATTATCAATCTCTTTGCGAAGCTCAACGCGTTTTTTAATATATACATTAGCTGTGGAGTTAGATATAGCAGGATCAGTGTTGTCTATTAAAGTAAGTAAATTCGAATACCTAAAGACACCATCAAAATGTCTTAATTTAAGATCATAGTACGCTAAAATGTTATTCTTAACTATAGTTGATAATTCTACAGAATTCTTTTTAGTAATATTAGAATTGTATTTAAATGAAATACCAAGGGATATATATGTGTATGAAGGATCTGTAAATTCGGGGGTAATTGAAACAATATTCTTAGGTTTTAAAATTGTTCTTTTAATATAGTCCTTTTGCTGAAAAGATAATGTAGGTATACCAATACCATTATTAACAGTATTTTCTTGAAATAAAGGTGCAATACATATATAAACTTTACCATAATCAGGTGGTATATTATCTTCTCCACCCCAAACATTAATAGCACGAATATCTGGAAAGTTTGTTAAGATAATAGCTTTATAATCTTCAGGAGTTACAGCTCTGTTCTGTGATATATACTCAACAGGAGCCGTATATTTAATTGAATCAATATCTTCACGAGGAGCTCCACCGATAGCATTCATTGTAGTTGTAACATTAACTTTATTAGAATTAACTAAATCCTGATGTATAGAAAATATTGATGCTCCATTAGAAATATCCGCCGGATTAGAGGCTACTATACATTCTATATTAATAATATTACCATCAGACAATGACTGACCGATAATACCATCACCGAATGTTAATTCGTAAAATCCCTCTCGTGATTCTTGAATCCAATATATTTTTGATTTGTGGGTTATATTTACAATATTTGATGCTGGATGGTAATATTCAAATGGGGTAGAGCTTTTATTCTTCTGGACTGTCACTTTTATAGTAGATGTGACTGCATTTTCAAATGGTATTATATATAACTCAGAAGATTGTTTTGTATATACATACTTAACTGTTCTATATTCACCTTGTGTTAACATAACATTACTGAATTTATAATCAGGGGCTCCATCTGATGTGTCAGTATTGTGTTCATGAACTAATGATTCTGTGACAAGGTAGGTATAGTCTTTATTATGAATGGAAGTTGAAAATTGAGTTCCACGTACAAGTTCTAAAGGTTTCCATGTATCAGCGTTAGTTTCACTTCGTTGCCATGTAGAACGCTTTTCAGAATTTTCTTCAGGGAAAGGGTTAAATACTTCAATATCAACCATCGCGCGTGCAGCTAATGCGGATCGTGGAGTATATCCTAATAATTTAGCATGTGATACTACTGATGATCTTAATTGTGCAGTATCCAGAAAAGACTCATTTAAGGCCATGTTAGCATTAAATGCATTATAATGAGTAGTGTATGCCATTAGATCTACTAATGTGTTTAATACAGAACCCTCAAAATTATAATCAGATAGCTCATCCTGTGACTGAAGGAACTCTAGTAAATTAGATTTAATCTGATCAAAATCTAATTCTGATACTTTGAAGTTATTTAGAATGGCCATTAACGGAGTCTCTCTACTATGAAGTCTAATGAGGTAATTAAATCCTCAGGTGATATAATTTTTAATTCTAGTTTTATTCTTAGGGCATTTCTATCCATATAATCATTAAGTTCAATTGATAGGATTTCTACTCTAGGTTCATAATTAACTATTGATGTGCGAATCCTTTCTCTTATAGCAGCTGCAGTTATCATGTCAAAATTCTCAAATAGATAATCTCTAAGAGATCCTCCATACAAAGGTTCAAATGGTTTTTCACCCCTATTAGTCAAAAGAATGTTCATAACTGATTGTTTTACAGCGTCCACATCCTTTTTAATTGCTAAATCTTTTATATTAGGAAGTATACGAAACTTATAGTTTAAGTCCGAATATATAACTTCTCTAGAATTTATTGTGTTTGTATATGACATATTACTATTTATATCTAAATCTGATAGAGGCTTTATCGTATTCTATAGTATATGCAGGTTCTTTCCATGCAAATTCATTTGATTTCCAACTGAAAGGTGTCATCATTTTCTCAATTCCTGTATATGTACCCAAACGGCTATATAGAGCCATTTCAATAGGAAATTGTACTGTTGAGACATAAACAACCCCTAATTTTTCTTCAATTTGTTTTATATGAGATTTTAAATCATAGTTTAGTATAAGGTCTTTATCTTCTACCCCTCTCATTGAGCGTACATACTTACCTCGATCATAGGTTTTATAAGAAATATTATCCTGAAAGAGAGTTCCTATTTTATAATTATTACCTGATATTTTAGCATCAAATCTTGATTGGTATTTTATAATTGTAGACTCATCTAAAGTGTCCCATTTAGCTCTATTATATTTCCATGCATGTTTAAAATCTTCTCTTTTCACATTTGGGTTTTCCACTAGGAATTCATAAAATAGATCAACTCCAGTATATGTTACTTCTTTACCAGACGCATCATATATTACAGATGCTCCTTTAATTTGTTTATTCCCTGAAGGTGTCTTACTAGATCTTGCTTCCTTTATAGTAGTATCATCAGGAGCTGACTCTACCTCTTTTGCAACAGCTGTTACATTTGCCGCTACTATAAGATCTGTAGACTCTATAGCCTCTTTAGATTTTTCCGCAGACGCTGAGGGTTTTGATGGCTCTTCTGCCTCAGGTAACTTAGTAGGAAATACTGGTGTTTCTACTTCTAACTTAGCCTTTCCTGTAGCCGGGTCTTTCTTTATATTAGGTATAAGCATACAAGGGTCTAAATCTTTAAGAGCTTCTATTTGCTTAAAAATTTCCTCCATATCAAACCCATTTTCATCTAGTGCATCCCCCCATTCTTTTTTAAAAGATTCTTTAATTTCTTTTATTTTCTTCATGGCAGCTGCTCGGACTTCAGGTGGAATATTTCCACCAGCTAGTTTCTCCATTTCTTTTGCAATCAGCATTGCCTTTTGAGCCATAGCAATCTGCATTGGTATTTTTGGTAATTCAGGAAGCTCAGGCATTTTTGGCATCCAGTCACGGATTTGTTTTTCCATATCCTCTTTCAGCTTGTTAGCTGCAGCTTCAGCTTCTCCAATGGCAGAATTTACCATATTAAGGGCTTCTGTTTTTGCCTTATCTAATTCTTTCTGAAGACCACCTAATAAGGCATCAACATCTAGTCCACATGGCATCTATATATCCTCTATTATTTTGATTTATTTAAATGGATAACATCGCCAGAATCAATCTCAATATTCTCAGATCCTGTGTTAATTGTCATTAATTTTCCTGAAGAAATAGCTAAAGTCTCACCAATTATATATGTACACAATCCTTTAGCATCAATTTCTAATTTTCCAGCTACTTTCATTGATGAATTTAATCCAGAGAATGTACCGAAATTACCCCATGTAGTTAAATTACATTCTTTTGTAGTAGTAATCTGTGTATTACCCATTATAGCCTGATCCCAATCACCATTAATAGTATGCTTATGATTTTCAATAGTTGTAATAGAAGAATCCTTATGTATTGTTAGTATCTCACCTTTAGCTATATTACCTGTACGATTTCCTACAATTTCAAAAGCATCATTACCACCACCCTTTTTATCGCCACGAGCACCGATCTTAGTATATCTATTTTTATGTACTTTAGTAGTCATATCACCTTCAACTTCAAGAATATAATCCCCTTTAATAAGTTGACGGACTGTACCATCTACAGTAATATCACATGCCCCTTTAATGAATACTTGTTTTTTACCCATTGTTATCTCATATTGATCTCTTACAATATGAACAACTTTGTCTCCTGTAGGATGTATTTCTTCAAATGTACCTGACTTATGTTGAGTCATTAGACGTTCACCATCAGGGGAATCATCTACTTCTATAATATGACCTGCTTCTGATTCATACACATGATTATAAGGATACTGTGAATATGTATTTGATTTAGGATCTGGCTCATCCCATGTTGTTCTATCATCTGGCTTAACATTTTCTGTTGATTTTACATTAGGTTTAGTGGCTTTTGGAATATCAGATAATTTTAAACCTCTACGCTGCTGTAGCATTATATTATCTTCCGCATTAAGTCCACGTCCTAATCTATTATAGTCCGGTTGACCAATATTGTACTCCCATGGAAATTTTCCTTTAGGGTCATTAAACCCTTCGGATATATTAGGTCTCATTGCAGATATAGACGCTATAGACCCTAGTACAATAGGATCTTGCATAAAATCGTCATACCATGCCACAACAACCCATGAACCCTCAACTAAGAATGGTGTATGCCCTACACCAGAAGTAGAAGGTGATGTGTTAGGTAACATAACTGTAGCCCATGGTAATGAAGCTGTAGGTATATCGCTTAAATTGGAAGTATGTTTACCGAGTATACGAACTCTTACTCTACCCATTTCTTCAGGGTCCATTCTATCTTCAACAACACCTAATTCAACTTGCATCATTCTACAGCACCCAGAGTATGTTCAGTACCAATAGAATCTCCAATTAAATCAATATACATTTTATATTCTCCTTTATGGAATCTATGGTTTATCGCATGAATCATATACTTTCCGGAAAGAAAAAGATCATTATCAGTTTCTGAAATCTTAGGTATATTCTTTGGTATTATTAGGTTAATTATATCACCTGACTCAATGGATTGAATAGGGTCACATTCTACATTTATCTTAACAAGGTCCATTCTATGATAATAGGATTTCATTATATTAATCTTATTAATTTGAATAGTATTATAATTTGAATTTCGCTCGTAGGCTTTTAAATTGGACCTTCGTTCACTTATAAGTGAGGTAAAAGATTTAGATGGGGGTATAGAAGGTGACGATATCTGATGAATAGGTGAAATATATTCATATTCAAGAGGACTAAGACCTTCATAACCAAATAGATTAGAATATACTGTTTTCTGTGATATATCAGCTACTTCAGATCTAGAAGAAAATGAACCTGTTCTTATTAGTTTTAGTGTGTCATAAGAGTCTTCTAGACTTAATGTATGAATCTTATGTCTCAGCTTATGAGCACCTCTTAAAGATGATCCAAGATCACCGGTATTTAAAATAGGTGATTTAGAAAGTGTATATTTAGGTTTCTCTGATCTTAAGGTAGCTAGAGATATTAATTTAATAGAAGATCCGTTTAGAGTCTCAAAAAGAAATAAAGGAAATCCATTTTTATCAAAGGTTTGAGAAAGTAACTTACCTATAGCTTGAAAGGGTTTAATAAAAGGGAATACTATTGATATGTCATCTGCAGATTTATCAATAATTTCTATCTTTTCTTTAAGATACTGATCATAAATCATTTCAATTATCGAAGTTGTTGAACCAGAAAAAGCTTTAGAAAAGGCCTTTGTTGAATTAAGCATTTCAATATCTGAAACTAATTCAAGATCAAAATGGACTATATTATCATCTAAATATTCAAGATTATTAAATCCATTAATTTTAAAGAATAACTGTTTTTTAGATGAATCTTTAGTAAATTGTATTTCAATTGTTTCCTGACCAATAAGAGGGGCACCAGAGATTAGACCAGAATCATCCATCATTGTAAGAGTGGCATTTAAGTACGGGGAGTCGATAGATTCGTATATCTCAACAGTGATGACGTTAGATGATATATCTATAGAATTAGAGTTAACCGTTGTAAGAATTACTTTAAAATCATCATACGAATTAATTAACGAATCAGGTTTAACCTCAGTTATTACGTCATGATTTACTCTACGACTCATTCTTGTTGCTCTTTCATTGCTAATCTAAACTTTTCTGAAACTTCCTTTATAAATTCCGGTTTGATTACTCTTATATATGATCTGTTAATGTTTGCCCGTTTCTCATATTCAACAAATGATACAGGACGAATTTTTGGATGATGTTTTTTAATATCTACTGAATCTATACCCACCTGGGATAAAAAATCTAGTGTGGTGTCTTTTGATGAAGAAGTGAGAGAGACTCGTTCACCTCTATCGTTTAGTTCAGGATTAGTAGCTACAACCTCACCTTCTTCATTTTCATAATGATGAGGTGCATCATACGCTTTTGATATTTCGGATATTAAAAAAGATTCACCTATATCCGATTTATTGGTAGAAGCATCTATTTTTAAAACCTGTGCTTGCGCAATAACCGGGTTATCACCAAATTTAAATTGACCCTTCGAAGGATCTATATATTCAGCTTGAATCCATCCATTGGTAGGAAAGAGGTTTTTAACTTCAACAGATATTTTTTGTGATATTTCAGTATCAGTTGAATTTTTATCAAAATATGAAGAAAGAATATCACCTATATCTAAATTAAAAAAAGAATGAGAAAAATCTGTCTGACCAACCTGTTGAGGGTATATAGCAATACCTGGATATTTTGATTCAATCCAATCCATTAATTGAGAATCTGTCATTGGCCAGTCTGTATACAGATTTCTTAGATGATCATTAATTATAAAAAATGTCCAATAGTAATCCGTAGTACCATACAAAGAGTATGATAAATTGTCAGGCCTGTCACCTTGAGGTATTGTAACATAAGAATAGTATGAAACGTCATCTATTAATTTAGATGCAATTGTAGTATAGGCTGTTAAATTAACTACTGTCTTTTTTTCATGAACCCCATCAACGAAATCTTCCCATGTTACAGTTGGAAAATACTTAAAATAATGCATAACGTTTAATATCCTTCTTTAACATGGTTTTTATAGATAGGCATTAATTCCTTAAATTCTAAATTAAGCGCTACTTCTGTAGGTTCATCTGTATCTAAGAAATACGAATTTGATGTGCCGTTATAAGTTACATTTAAACTAACAAGAGCTACTTCAGGCATTTTAGGAAGATTTGCGTTTAATATTTCTATATTAAATACCATAGGAAATTGAAGAGTTAATCCATTATTAGTTCTTGCCGGATACATAGCTTCGCGAAATCTCTGAATAATTTGTTTTACTGCTTGTGATTCCTCTTTAGATGACGGGTGAAATGTCCATGGAAATGCCCAACTCCGGAGGTTAACACCCTGAAATGTTATAAATGGGTTTTCAGTAAATACCTGTTGTGTATTCTTCAATTGTTCCACTGCCATATTCCCTAAAGATTGGGATACTATATTACCTATAACAGCGCCACTACCACCTCCAATCATACCACCAGCTGCTGTACCTGCAAGTGAAGTAACTTCTTTAAAAGATTCTTCACCAAGCATAGCTTTTATTGAATTTTTGGCTTCCTCTGATGAAGGTAGCCCATTCATCATTACTGATCCAGCTATACCGGATTGTCTATCTGTGTAATTAAGAGAATCTCCTGCCTGAAACCCCTTAACCATATGAAGAGCTATGTGTGATCCTACAGTAGTACTCACTCCTCTCAGAGAATATTGAGCTTTATGGATATGAAATACTATAACAGGTGATTTATTATCACCAATTCCTAAAGGATATCTTAAAATTTTACCGGCAACCTTGTCTGATAATAAATCTTTTTTAGCGTCATCGAATGATAATCCTACCGCGTCCGCAGCTGCGCTTAATAATCCCATGTGATTTCTAGCCTTATAAATATGTGTATTATATTATATTTATACTAATTATGAAAACATATAAAGGGAAGTTCACACCTAAAAATCTAAAAAAATATAGAGGTGATGCTCAGAAGATAACGTATAGATCCATGTGGGAACGACAAACCTTTAAATGGATTGACAATCAGACTGATATAGTAGAATGGAATTCTGAAGAAGTAGTAATACCTTATCGGTGTCAAACAGATAATAAGATGCATCGTTACTTTATTGATGTCTACTTTAAGACTCGTGCAGGTAAGAAATACCTAATAGAGATTAAACCAGATAGGCAAACAAAACCTCCGACAGGAACCAGAAAGACTAAACGATATATTAAAGAGGCTTTGACTTATGTAAAGAACCAGTCTAAATGGGAAGCTGCACGTGACTTTGCTGAACTCAATAACTGTGAGTTTTGTATATGGACTGAGCATACATTAAAGGGGATGGGTATTAAACTACTCACGTATTAATGTACTTTCCCTGGCTTCCGCATCACTAGTAATATTATAACACATTTTTAAGTAAAAGTCAAGACATAGGTATATAAATACATATATGGCAGAACAATCATTATTCGATACATTAGAAAAGGAAGCATTTAGATCAGGTATACAAGCCAGGTCAGACGCTTCTAGGCAGTGGTTTCGACAAAAAGTACAAGAACTTGGTAATGTTAATGGGCATAAAGTATTAGCAGACAAAGCATTAATACAAAAGTCTGGTTTTAGGTCAGGATCAATGTATATGTTCTTTTACGATCCTAAGCACCGTAAGACATTACCTTATTATGATGCATTCCCTTTAATTATTGCAGTTGAAAGAGCTGAAGGTGGATTTTATGGATTAAATTTACATTATCTTTCACCTGTATTAAGAGCTAAGTTTCTCGATAAGTTAATGGAGAATACTAATAATAGAAAGTTTGATGAGTCAACAAAGATATCAATTAACTATTCTATGTTAAAATCAGTTGCTAAATTAAAAGAATTTGCACCATGTTTTAAACATTATTTAACACCTAATGTTAATTCAAATATTGCAATGGTAGAAGCACCTGAATGGGAAATAGCAATATTTCTTAAAACAGAATCGTTTAAGAAGAAATCAAAATCCCATGTATGGGGACAATCTAGAAGGTCAATATAAATGACATTACCAGCTAATATAGATACATTAAAATCAACTATCTCTCGTAGAGGAGGATTAGCGCGCGCTAATAAGTTTGCTATATATATGAATAACCCCGCGGGTCAAAATCTACTTACAGGGGGTGCTGGTTCTGTTGGAGATGCTATAGGATCTGTAGTTAAAACAGGTTTAAAATCTGTTGTTACTGGAGGAGGATTTTCACCAACATCATTTCTTAATGATCCTAGGGATATATATCTACTAGCAGAATCCTGTGCAATTCCAGGTAGGAATTTTGATATGTATACAAGAAGAACTGGTATGAAATCTGTTAAGATACCATATGGATTAGCTACTGATGATACTGTTAAGTTTACATTTCTCTTAACTAATGATTATTACATACTTAAATACTTTAAATCCTGGATGGATTTAATTGTACCTCCATCTGATAATTTAGATGAGCTTAGAGTGAATTATAAGAATGTATATTCAACAGATATACAAATACAACAAATGGCCGAAGGTGATTTTATACCATCATATTCTGTTAAGTTAATGAACGCTTTTCCTACCGCTATTGATACAATAACATTATCTAATACATCTGATGATATAGTACGATGTACAGTATCAGTGACATTTGACAATTGGGAAGAAGAAGGCTTAATGGATGGTATGATTGGAACTGCATCAAATCTAATAGGCAACATAATTTAAATATTGAAATAAAGGTGAATTGAATGGCACTACCTAAATTAGCAGTACCAACTTATACATTAACTATACCATCTACAGGGGCTACAGTAAAATTTAGGCCATACTTAGTGGGAGAAGAAAAGATATTAATGTTGGCTTTAGAATCAGACAATGTTAATTCTATGTTATTAGCTATTACAGATGTTATTGATAGATGTTTTATTGATAACGTAGTATCTACTAGAACATTAAAAATGTTTGATATTGAATATATCTACAGCCAACTAAAATCAAAGTCAGTTGGAGAGACATCAGAAGTATCATATAAGTGTGGCTCATGTGATGAACCAAATCCATTAAAATTTAACCTTGAAACTGATATAGCTGTGTCTAATCTAGATATTATGGAGAATAAAGATATTAAATTATCTGATACTATAGGTGTTAAATTAAAATATCCTAATATTACAGAAGTTTTAAAGATGGAAGAGAGCTCTGATATTATAACTAAACTTACACATTGTATCGATTACATATATGAGGGGGATATTATATATGAATCGGCCGATACATCGGAAACTGAATTAACGGAATTTGTTGAATCATTTTCCTCAGATCAGTTTGAAAAGGTTACAGGATTTCTAGCTAATGTCCCTAAAACGACATTAAAAAGGACATTTACTTGTCATAAGTGTAAAGATAAGCAAGATGTTGTATTAGAAGGTATCCACAATTTTTTTTAATAACCCTTTCTCATACATCACTTCGGCATTATTATTCTACAAATTTTGCTATGATGCAGCATTATAACTATTCTCTAACCGAGTTAGAGTCTATGATACCTTGGGAAAGGGAAGTATATACACAAATGCTTATTAGTTTTATAGAAGAAGAAAACGAAAGATTAAATAGGAAGTAAAGATATGGCAGATGCTACTTTTAATAGTGTACTTGACGAGTTAAAGACACAAAATTCTAATCAAATGAGTTATTCTAAAGAACTCTCAAGTTCATTTGATTCTATAGAGTTCTTTGATAGAATGCAAACAGCAAATTCTAAGGAACTTTTTGAATTAGAAGATAAAAGACGTGGTACGGATCTTTTGAGCTTAGGTGTGTCGTCATATGGTTGGCTAAAAGAGTTTGATGATGACGATAAAGCAGAGAAGTCAAGAGTAAAATTCGGTGAGATGAATGACAAAAGACAAGTTAAAATGGATAGAAATCTTGCCATTATTGCTGATGTACTAATAGATATTCGTAAACTCTTTAATGATTTTTCAGGTACTAATCTAAAACAAGAAGACTATAAGAGTTATCTTACAAAAAGACAGGAGAGAAAACTAGATAACATTTTTATTGAGGTAGCAGCTTCAGGTCAAGATGTTAATGAAATAACAGTATTCAACAAAATTCGAGAGAAAGGCCTTCAAGAAGAAGGGGATACTAACAGAATGGCCAGAAAATTCTTTACTGGTGAAATTAAAGAAGACCGACTGAATACTGCTATTAGAATGGATGATCTTAGAAAGAATAGGGGGGATGATTTAGCTAATGCAACAACTGAGCTTAGACGTACACCCGGAAAGACTTCCAAATTATCTAAGGCCGGATTAATAAAGGGTGGGAAAGGTATTCTTGCGTTACTTGCAGGTGTTACTGGAGTATTAGCTATAGCTGGGTTTCTTGAACTCTTATCTGCAGGGCAATTTGGAGAAAAAATAAAACAACTTAAAGAACGATTTACAGAAGGTAAGGCTCTAGAATATTGGGACAACTTTACAAGAAATCTTGGTGAGTTTATCGGTGGACTCCACACGTTTGCACTTCATGTAGGTGATTTCCTTGGTAACACTATGCTTAATGGGCTTGTGGCAATATCTGATACATTTCTGGGATTTGTATCTTTTATTGATGGATTTTTTGGTTTCTTTTCTGCAAAAACACCTGAGGAGATGGGTATAGCATCTGATAAAATGATGAACGGTGTTAAACAAATTCTAATAGGACTAGATGGTAAAGGAGGTATTGTCAATTTCCTTAGTAATTTTGTTCTTGATGCATGGAAGCTTATAAAAAACTTATTTTTTGATTATCTTGTACCGGATGATATTAAAAAGATGATGTCATTCTATGGAGGGAATGAGGTATCAATGGATACTTCTACACAACAGCTAGATAAGAAGTCAGTACCTACAGTAACAACTAATTCGGATACTATGGTTGACCCTCTTTGGGGTACACCAGGACATACAGGTCCGAAATTTATTAAAAGGAACTCTGTATCAGAGAAACAAGCTGAAAATAAAAAATTACTACAAGAAGAATATAACCAAGACAAGGCATCTAGGTCGGATGCGGTTAAAAACTATCAAAATAATATCTCAGACTCTTCAACGAAATTTACATATAATGTTAATGAAAAACCAAAAGCGAAAAGTCGGAATAATAATGATCTTTCATGGCGCACAGCCTCTACACTATGATATAAGGAGTAGATAAATGGAAATATTTAGTAAGTATGATATAGATAATGACGGTAAATTAACTAAAACAGAAGTTGATCGCCGTGAACGTATAATGAACATAGAACTTAAAGAAGAGAAACTTGATTCCCAAAAGAAAATGGCATGGATGTCTATGTTTGGCATGATTGTATTCACTGGTATACTGTTTACACCTTTAGTATCTGTAGAACGTGTCGATGCACTAGGTGATCTACTTGGTCTATTTTACATGGGTCAAGCATCTGTTGTTGGTGCTTATATGGGATTCACTGCGTATATGAATCGATAGGCATAAAAAAGGGGTCAATTAAGACCCCTTTCTATGTAATACTGTAGTTGAACTTTAGTATTACATAATTAACCCTCTTGGGCTAACTTAGCAAAGTATGATAACGTATCATCCGTAGAAGTAGCTGCTGGTGCAGATGCCTCTTCTGGTGTTGAAGCGGGTGCTGCAACTTCATCCAACTCAACTGATTCTGCTGTATTTCTTGGAACTGTAGTTCCTAATACACGTGCCAATTTAGTCTTCAACTCATCATAGGTTTTATACTGTGAATCACCGTTAAATTCTTCAAGATCGTAAAGAGAATTATAAACTCCTTCTAACTTAACATCATCACCACCTAAGAATTCAGATACATCACCAAACTCAGAACGATCATAATTACGATAACCCTCAACTTTACGAATCTTCAATTTAAAATCAGCACCACCCCAAAAATCAAATGGGTTAACTGGTACATCATCAGGAAACTCAGGTTGCATAGCCTCAGTTAACTTGTCAAAGATTTTCTTACCATATACATACATGAAAGTCTTACCTTCATTAGCAGGATTTGCTGGATCCGATACAATGTAGATATTAGACACATAATGAAGGCGGCGCTTACGTTGGCGAACTAACTCTTTATCCGAATCAAGACCAGAGTTCCATAGAACTGTATTCATCTCTGATAATGGATCTTGTTTACCTATAGAGGTAAGAGAACGCTCGATGTACCACATTCCACCAGGTCCTTGGAATCCATGATCCCAATAGCGAATCCACGGAACCTCTTGACCTTCTGCAGCTGGTAAGAAACGAAATACTGCATACCCATTACCTGACTTATCAACAACAGGTTTCCAGTACTTATCGGAATCCTTATCCCAATCATTATTCTTATTACCAGATGCTGACTCAGCTGCTTTAACTAAACCATCAATCTGTGCTTTTCTGTTCTTTTTCATTGCTGAAAATGACATATTACTCTCCTTTCGTATTTAAATTATATTACAATATGTTGTCAAATTTTAAAGAAGATAAGACGAACTTCTATTTTTATATACTATATATTATACACTATTTTACTCTAAATGTCAAGTACTAGGTTTTCCATGTGGAATGTACCTCCTCCACCTTTCTTTTCTGGGAATTTGATATGAGCTAATTCAGATGATATAATATCATTAATGATACCTAGATCAGTAGTTTTAAACTGATGCTCATCATATTTAACATGAACCTTAGTTCCTATTCCAACTTTCCATTTCTCGAAAAATTCTCGATATATCTCTATACGCTCTTTTTCTCTTGCTATTCTATCTTTATCGTTACTACGCATTCCTGGTATATTCATTTCGTTTACTCGAATGTGTTTAAAACCACATCTTTATATTTATCAATATCCGGAACGTTCATTAAGTCTGAGTATCGTTTTATTCTATGAGCTAATGATTTATATACAGTATAATCCTTATATTCCTTTTCTGACGCCTCAACAAATCCTGTAAGTTTATTTAAGATAACAATAGATTCAAGTGCAGGTGATGTTTCCTTTAAAATAGGAGGTATACTGATCTTTTTACCATATTTAGATTCTCTATGATTCTCTACATCATCTGTATCACATCTCAACCAAACATCTAAACTATTATCAATCTCAGACAATCTAAACATATCCTCTTTGAATGTATATAGTAATGACTCACGAACCTTATTATGTTTATCATAGTTAATTGAGGTCATATCTCCAACCCAATTAACACCTTCTAAGAAGTTATAGGTGTAAAACTCTTTAATATTGTTAGTATGGTGCTTAATAGCATAATTATATTTAAACCTATCCTTACGCTTAATAAAGGCCTTAGGTGATACTGTAGTTTTGAAGTTATACCGAACTGCGTTATAGTTAGAGTCACAATCAAAATGTAACTTGAGAGCCTGATATATCTTAAATGATTCGTACACTGCCTTTGCTGTAAAAGGTGCTCGCTCAGGTTTATTATATGCGAAATTAGTATTCATATAGGTAGTTCATTTCCTTTAGGGATTAGTCTAAGGTTAGCTGCATATGCTTCAAACTTAATTTTTAAGGGTTTTGATAGATATTTTGATACATCTGATGGGTCAATAGAGTACTTTTCACATGTCATCAGAATCGCATCTATTACATCCCCACCATTAGACATGATTAGTTTTTCTGTTGAGTCAGAAAACTGCTTTTGTTTTACTTGTTTTGATTGAAGTGCTGCTTCGATTATATTAGCCATTAGAATACCTTTAAAATGATAGTAGAGTTATTTAGTCTACCTGACCCCTTTGTTCTAACAGTCTTAGCCATGGTAGTGAATCTGATAATCCATTGCCCCTTTCTCATAGAGGTCAGGAGTTTAAGCTGCTTTTCTGGTGTTCTTAAACGTCTTTGCTCTGAAAAATCAAAACCCTTTAATGTACTCCCTCCAACAGTCATTCCATCAAGAGACGTATAATAACTAAGCATCTTAGTTGCTGTATTATATAACCAAACCTCTTTAGAACCTATTAGTTTCTCAGGATCAACAGATTTAAGTTTAAGCTCAGGGAATGCTTTAGCATACTTTACTTTTGAAACAGCTTTAGAAGCAGGTACTACTTTCTTTTTGCGGACTGGTGTTACAGCTACTTTATACTTCTCTAATGAATCAATCATGTTATCAAAAAATTTGATAACCTTGTTCTTTTGTGGTGTAGTATAGGTTGAATAACCTTCTTTCATAATAGGGAGGGTTTTAGACAATACATATTCGTTACGGACATTTGATGCCCACATATTAATCTCTCGAATATAAGATGCTTTAACATTTGAGTCTGCCAAGTATTTCTCAGTATTGAACTTCATCTTAAAATCAGACTCTATAAAGTTCTCAAAAGCATTGTCTAAACCCGTAATATAATCATTAAGTTTAATAGCAGTTCGTTCTTGAATAGAGACAACTTTTTTAACAGTAGGAGGTACAACAACTTTAGTATCTAATCGGGCTACCCAATTATCCATCCATTCTTGAAGTTTTTTATCTCCAAGACCTCTAGTAATCAGACGTGCTATAGCCCCTGCGGTTTGCTGTGAGACAGAAGATGTTAATACCTTATCTGATTTAATCTCTTTAAGGTATGTATTAAGATATTTAACAAGGGTCTTAGAATCAGTCATTACATTATACCAATTCAATACAGATATCAATTCCCCTTGTGTATAATTATTATCTAGTTCAGGCTCAATTAAATCTGTAGCCCACTTAGCTCTTACTTTTGTTTTACTCATAATATAGTTTCCTTAATAATGGCTCCCTGTCGTGGGCTCGAACCACGGACATGATGATTAACAGTCATCTGCTCTACCAACTGAGCTAACAGGGATTATTTAATTTATACATACATTATACTATATTTTACATCAAATGTCAAGTAATGGTTTGATTTCACCACATACTACTTCTTCAGCTGTATACCGAAGTGCTGTAAACTTAGTAACATTCTCTGTTTTAAAGCTCCTCCATCCTTCTGCGTTAGTGTCCCATACGGATATATTAGTATTCTCTTTATCCACTTTACCAGTGCCCTTAGGTCTATTACCTTCCGGAATAGCACCAAGGTCTGTAGTACAGGTCATAATACGCTCATCTCCATTAATCTTAGTGAATGTAACTTCACATAAACCTTGAGACAGCTCATACTTCATTGAATCATAGTGAGTTCTTAATGCTGTTGCTTCTTCCATTTTAGTGACCTCCAGGACCCATTATATACTCATCTGCCATTTCATCAGCAGCTGTATAGAACATATACTGCATAGAATCATACCGAAGTGTACCATACTTTTTAATAAAATCTTCTTTAGATAGATCAATAAACTCTTGACCCATTACTTCTTCTTTTGTCGCCTCACGAACTTTATTCATCTCTACTCTCCTCATATGCATCCATAATAGATACTTCTTCAGTGATCTCATTCGCATCATTTGTACCATCAAATGATATGTGTGTATCAGAATTAAAGTTTACAAATGCCGCTAAATTTTCTACTTCTTTATCAGTCATTCGTCGTTTTCGCTTTTGTTTTAACGCGACTGCAGCTTTAACTTCTTTCTCTTTTAACTTCTTTTTCTCATTATTCTTTTCAGCAATTTCCTTAATTATATCATAACGTTCGTCTACTAATTTACTCATCTTCTTCTCCTTTTGGTACTACTAGTGCCAAGTTATGAACATGATAAGTGGTCATAACTCCATTTGTTAATTTAACTCTAAGTAAATAATCATCTTTATCTTCAAATACCATACCATACTGTTTATAGTAACGATCTGACTTAACATCAACCATAACCAGTTCACCTACTAATGAATCTTCACTCCGTAAATCATTAACATTATAAACAATACCGTCAATCTCAACTGTTTCCTCTTGTCCTCTTTCTTCATACATTTTCCATTCATCATAATCCTCATCCGGTATGATATCGAATTGTATATTATAACCAAAAAATCTAGCAACAAATCTAATAGGTACTCTAATTGAATAAAGTATCATATAAATTATCCACGGAAGATTTTGCATATTCATTTTTCTCCTTTACAATTAACTAACTTTCATATACATTATAACAAATGATGACATCCATGTCAAGAACTCATTTCATTTATTTTTAAATAGTATGATCAATTTCTTCATTTTGCTCTGCATTAACATTAGCATCGAACTTGGTATATAACTCTTTAAACGTATTCTTAGTATCCTCATCGAAACGTGAAATAGCTAAATCAATTGACTTCATACGATCTTCAAAGATAGCATATGTCTGAACAATATGACCTAAACGGCGAGTCGAAATAACATCATCAACACCATCATCATAAAACGTTTTACGGATACCGTCCGCCCATGACACTAACAATTTAGCAAACTCTGAATCAACTTTACCATATGCTTTCATGTGGTTCATTAAGATCTTTTCTTCTGTAACAACAGGGGCAAATGGTTGTTCAATAGTGATAGTAAACCTCTCTAAGAACGCTTCATCAATGATTGTAGCGGCTGAAAACTTACCTGACTCTGAACCCTGACCTTTTGTATTGGCAGTAGCAATAACGTTAAAACCAGGCTTAGGTTCAATCAACTCACCTGTCTTTTTAATAACAATTGGCTTACCTTCTAGAACACCCTGAAGTGCCATAATCTTATTAGAACCGCGGTCAATCTCATCAATTAACAAAATTGCACCAAGTTCCATCGCTTTAACAACAGGACCTTTCTCAAAAACAGTCTCACCTTCAACAAGACGGAAACCACCAATTAAATCATCTTGATCTGTTTCTGGTGAAATCTGAACACGAATGAATTCACGTTTAGCATTAGCTGCTGCTTGTTCCACCATCATCGTCTTACCGTTACCTGAAAGACCAGTAACAAAGATAGGGTAAAAGAACTCTGATTTAATGATCTTTAATACATCTTTATAAGCTCCCCATTTAACAAAATTGGGATCAACTTGTGGTATATATGACGGAACAAAGGCATCAACAAGAACAGTCTTTCTTACTTCACGGACAATGGTCTTTTCGACAGACGGTACCTCTTCTTGTACTTTAGGTGCTCGAAGAGGAACTATGACACCTGTAATGTCATATGTACCACGATCAACAGCATTTAACATCTTAAACATAGCTCCGGCTAATCCAGTTCCTGTGACAGTCTCAGACGCTGCATTTAACTCTTTCCGAGAATACACCTTTTTCTCCGGATTGGTTGACATTAGATAATCAACAACTTTCTCAATCTTTCTCATATTATATATACCTCTTCAATTAACTAACTTTCACATACATTATAACAAATTATGACATCCATGTCAAGGTTTATTTACACTAAATTATAAATCTCTTCTGCTTCAGAACGATATGCAGCCTCTAATGCAATTACTTCAAGTGCGCATGCTTCAACAGCAAGACAGAATGCATCAGGCCGTCTTTGATATAACTTTTGCTCAACAACAGCGTTATACGCAGCTGATAACTCAGACGCCGGAATAGGGAACTTCATCTTACGTGCTCTGTTACGTTTGATGACTAATAAAATAAGGTCTTTTTTCATATACATATTATATTTTCCTTCTCAATTAACTAACTTACACATACATTATAACAAATCTTTATTGTAATGTCAAGAACTCATTTCATTTATTTTAAAGTAGTAACGTTTCCTTTAATAATTTTAACAGTATTGTCCTGTATAAAGGCATACTTCTCATTCCATTGAAAGCCACATTTCTTATAGTCATTCCATGACATACACTTAATCTTCCCTGTTAACTTGTCGTCCTCATCTCTTAATGGTATAGAGATCATTCCAGATTTAGGTATCATAATTCAAACCAATGGTAAATACTTAAAAAATCTATTAATAGAAACCCTAAGGCTTGCACCCAAAGAGCTGTTTCGTGTTCCTTTACAAAGACCCATATTAAAGTTATATGAC